GATATCTCAATCGATGGTCCGGCGACGACTGAGGCGGGGATTGCCGCGCTTGAGGATATCGTCTGTACGGAACGCCCTGAGTTTTCGAGGGTTGTGGCGTGACCGACCTGACCGGACTCGGCGCAGTCGCTGACCTGGCGAATGGCGTCATCAATCGTATCTGGCCGGATGCGAGCGAGGCTGAGAAGGGCAAGCTCACGCTCGCGTTGGCGCAGTTGAATGCCGAGGTTGAATCCGCCAAGGGACAAATGGCGGTGAATGCCGCTGAGGCGGCGAACAGCAGTGTTTTTGTGTCGGGATGGCGGCCCGCTGTCGGGTGGTGCTGTGTCGCTGCACTCGGCTATCAGTACATCATCTATCCGCTGCTGCTGTGGCTGGTGACCTTCCAGCCGACCCTGACTGCACCGAAACCGGTGGTGTCGGATGTGCTCATGGAACTGCTGTTCGGCATGCTCGGCATGGCCGGACTCAGGAGCTATGAAAAGACAAAAGGCGTCGCCCGGTGAATACCTGTCTGGGTATCTGCTACCGCCTGCGTCATCTGCTGTGGCGCGCGCCGTATTCGATATTCGACTTGGCCATGAGTGCTGGTTTTCTCGCCATGGGGCTGCATCTGCTGCTGTTCCCGGATTTGTTCTCGCGATTCGACGGTGTCTATTTCCCGATGCGGCGCGTCATGGACCAGGCCATGTGGGCGTGGGTGTTCATTGGCTGCGGTGGATATGGCCTACTGATTGTTTTATGGCCGCGCCGCCCGAGGTTTATTCTGCGTCTGTTAGCGCGGATGGCCGTGGCGTTCTGCCTGCTGTCATTCGCCCTGGATAATCTGTCGAGTTACCCGCCGCCAATGAGCGGCACGCTGTATGCCGTGCTGGCCGTTTTCTCAATCTGGTCCATCGTGCGTATCCGCTGTGATGGATAGTGAGAGCTACGCGATGGCGCGGTGGCTGCTGGAGCATCCCGAGAAATCGGCGCTTGGTGCAGTGATCGTTGCCGGTGTCTGGCGCATCCTGCGCGAAATCTGGAAGGATGTGCGCGGCAAGAAGGATGAGACGCTGATTGAAACGCTGATGCGCGAGAACTACGAACTGCGCCATGAACTGGATGAACTGCGGAGGAGAGAGCGCAGTTGAACGGGAAGACCGTTTCCAGCATCGAGGAGCCGCTGTGGTCTGCGACGCGGCTATCAGATGTGCTGGCGCTGGATGTGCGTCTGGTGCGGCGCGCGCTGGAGACGCAACCCTCCCGCGAGGTGAACGGAAAGCGTGGCTGGCTGCTGCGGGATGCAGCGCCGGCGGTGTATCGCTATGCATGGAAGCTGGACCGGGTCGAGCCGAACCCGGAACGCATGGCACCAAAAGACCGGCTCGACCATTTCCGTGCCGAACGCGAGAAAATCAAGCTGGAGCAGGAAACGCGCGAACTGTTGCCGGCGGCGGATGTGGAGCGCGCAGTAGGTGAGATGCTGAAGATTCTGGCGCAGGCGCTGTCCTCGCTGCCGGATTCGCTGGAGCGGGAACACGCACTGAGTCCCGATGCAGTAAACAGCCTGCATCGCAAAATCGACGCGGCGCGCGAGACGCTCTATCTGGCGGTGTCGCGCCTGAATGACCCGGCTGCCTCGGCATGAGTGCAGCCTTTGACGTGGTGCGGGCAGCGGCGGAAGTGCTGCGCCCGCCCATGCGCATCGATGTCGTGGACGCGGCGCAGCAGTTTATGCGCATCCACCGCCCCGGCGGGTATTCCGGTCCCTGGTCGCTGGAGCAGACGCCGTACATGGCCGGACCGATGAACCGGCTCACGGACCGCTCGGTGGAAGCGGTGGTATTTGTCGGGCCGGCGCGCACCGGAAAATCGGCGGCGCTGGTGCTGGGCTGGCTGACCTACATGGTGATGTGCGACCCCGGCGACGCGGCCATCATCCACATGACCGCCGATACCGCGCGCGATTTCAGCCGCGATGATTTGGACCGGCTGCATCGCCATTCCCCGGAGTTGCAGCAGCGTCTGTCGCCGTATTTCCGCGATGACAACGTGTTCGATAAGCGCTATCGGCACGGCATGATTCTGAAAATCGGCTGGCCGGCCATTTCGCAGTTGTCCGGCAAGACCCTGCGCTATGTCGCGCTGACCGATTACGACCGTTACCCGGACAACATCGATGGTGAGGGCGACGGCTTCACGCTGGCGCGCAAACGCACCCAGACCTACATGACCGGCGGGCGCATTCTGGTGGAATCCAGTCCGGGCCGGCTGCTGGCCGCGTCGGAAAGCTGGACGCCGTCCAGCCCGCACGAAGGTCCGCCCGTCGGTGGCGTCTTTGCGCTGTACAACCAGGGCGACCGCCAGCGCTACTACTGGCCCTGTCCGCACTGCGGCGAGTACTTCACCCCGGCGGCGAGCATCGATGCGCTGACCCGCGTGGACGAGATGATCTGCGTCATCTGCACCGGCTGCGGCGCGGCGATTGCGCGCGAGCGCAAGGCGATGATGAACCGGCGCGGGGTGTGGCTGGCCGAGGGGCAGCGCATCGCGGCGGATGGCACGGTGTCGGGTGAGGCGCGCCGGTCGTCGATTGCCAGCTACTGGCTGTCGGGTCCGCAGGCGGCCTATCAGAACTGGGAGTCGTTGTGGACGAAGCATCAGGCCGCGAGCGAGGTCGCCGACAAGACCGGCAACGAGGATGCCTTGCAGGCGGTCACCACCGGCGACTTCGGCATGGCCTATCGACCGCGCGCGGCAGGCCGCAGCCGCAATCCGCAGGCGCTGGCGTCACGGGTCGAGGTGCTGGAGAAGCGTCATGTGCCGCCGGAGGTGCGCTATCTGATTGTCGCGGTGGACGTGCAGCGCACGCACTTTGTGGTGCAGGTCATCGGCTACGGCGCGGCCAATGAGCGCTGGCTGATCGACCGCTACAACCTGCGCTGGAAGGCGGGACAGGAGGCCATCGACCCGGCGCGCAACGTCGAGGATTGGCGGTTCATGCTGGAGAAGGTGATGCGGCCCTATCCGCTGCTGGATGACCCCGCGTATGGGCTGATTCCGACGGCGGTCGCGGTGGACTCGGGTGGTCGGGCCGGGGTCACGGAGCGGGCCTATTCGTTCTGGCGCATGTGCCGGAATGCGGGTGTGGGCCGCAAGGTGTTTCTGGTCAAGGGTGGGTCGCGCAGCGATGCGCCCCGGGTGCGACAGTCCTTCCCGGATAGCAGTGCGCGCCGTGACCGCAAGGCCAATGCGCGCGGTGAGATTCCGGTGTATCTGCTGAACACGCTGATTCTGAAGGATGCGCTGGCCGCTGATTTGGACCGGGATGCGCCGGGGCCGGGCTACATCCATTTTCCTGAGTGGCTGGAGTCGTGGTTTTTTGAGGAGTTGACCGCCGAGGTGCGTACCGCGTCCGGCTGGGAACGGCCTGGCCATGCGCATAACGAGGCGTTCGATCTGTTCTGTTATGCGGCGGCGGTGAATATCCAGCTCGGTGCGGAACGGGTGGACTGGACGCGCCCGCCGGTCTGGGCCTGTCCGGAAACGACGCGGGTGGCCATCGCGGATGCGCCGTCGGCGACAGAAAAGCCTGCGGCCCCGGTGAAGAAGTCGCCGGTGCAGCGGCAGGGTTCGGGGTTTATTCGTCGGCAGCCGGGCGAACCCTGGCTGCGTGGGAGGTAGCCTGATGGACAAGAGCAGTTGGACGCATCCGACGCTGCGTGCGCCGCGCCAGGTGACGCTGGTGTCACTGGGGCCGAGTCGCGAAGAGTATTGCATGGCGATGCAGGAGCCGGAGCCGGCGTTTCCGCCAGGGGATGAGGTGTGGACGCTGAATCGCGGCGTGTGGCATGTGCCGCATGATCTGCTGTTCGTCATGGACCATATCCAGGGTGAGGCGGACCATTACCCGGAATACGGGGCGCGGCTGTGGCGGCACAATCGGCCCATCATCACCAGCGATACGGCGGAGAGGTGGCCGGCGCATGTGCATCGCTTTCCGTTCGAGCAGGTGCAGGCGTGGCTGCGCGGCGGCGTGAATCCTGTGCATGGCGACTGGTTCCATAATTCGCTGGCCTACATTCTGGTCTACGCGGCGTTCATCGGGGTGCGTGAGCTGACGGTCTGGGGTGCGGACTATCATCACCATCGCTCGGGCCGGGTCGAGGACGGCCATCCGAATGTGGCCTACTGGGCGGGTGTGCTGGAGCGGGTCGGGCTGACGGTGCGCGCGCCTTCGGCCAGTACGTTTTTGAATGCGAACCAGCGCGGCTATATCTACGGCTATCGCGATGACCCGCGTGATGAAGCGCGGGCGCGTCGTGAGCGGTTTATCGATCTGGTGAGCTGAGCGATGCCGCGCGCGCGATTCGTGGAGTTCGACCGGCGGCAGTGGACGCTGTCCGAGCTGGCACGGACGCATGGCCTGCCAACCAGCACGCTGGCGCATCGCATCGAGCGCTTCGGGGCGACGACGACCGGCATCCAGCGCGCGTTGGCTACGGGCACGATGTCGGCCCGCGATGCAGGCCGCATCGGCGCATCCAGAAGCCCCTGGCGAAAGGCTTGACGCCGGGGCGGAGTGGGGCTATTCTGGAATCTCCTAGCATATACGCAGTCCCCGCCCTGTTAGGCGGTATTTTTGTTTCTGTACCCCTCAATGGGGCTGGGTGTCGGGTAGCCGTAAGGCCCCGAGCGGTCGTATGTCGCTAGGAGCGCCCAGCCCCACCACGCATCTAAGCGTGGGGCATCCTGAATCATACGAGGTCAGTATGTCTGCTCTTGCTACCCTCCGCAGTACCTTTGCTACGATGTCCAGCCGCGAGATCGCGGAACTCACTGAAAAACAGCATGCCCACGTCATGCGGGATATCCGCGCCATGACCGAGCGGCTTTCCGCCGATCCAAATCTGGATTGGCATTGTGAAACAGAGACTTACATCGATGAGCAGGGCAAACCACGCGACATGTACCTGCTGGACAAGGACACCACGTTAACTCTGGTATCCGGCTACGATGCCGTACTCCGCTTTCGCATCATCAAGCGCTGGCAGGAACTTGAAGCGCAGACTGCTACCCCAACTCCAGCGCCCAAGCTCAGCCGTGAAGAGCGCGACCGGCTGATGCTGGCCCGCGAAGCCTACAAGACCGCCAAGCTGTTCGGCTTCAACGAGAACATGGCCATCCTGTCCGCCGACAACTACTGCAAGAACACCCTGGGCTGCGGTGTGCTGGCTCCAATGGGTGCTACGCATCTGCTAGCCGACGAGCGTGGCCGGGTTTATACGCCGACGGAACTGGGCAAGCTGCTGGACCCGCCATTGAGTGCCGTGAAGCTTAACCTGGCGCTCGAAGCGGCTGGCTTGCAGCGCAAGGAGATGGGCGGCTGGCTGCCCTGCGATGATGCCGAGGGGCTGTTCGAGTGGGCGGACACCGGCAAGAAGCACAGCACCGGGATCCCCGTGAAGCAGTTGCGTTGGTTCAAAGATGTGCTGGAGCGGCTGCCCAGCGCACACAAGAGCGCTGCCTAGAGCGACTTTCCCGCCAGCGCGTCATGGCGGGACACCCAAATCTAAAAGAGGTTTGCTATGGCTACCCACGCATCTCTCATTGCCTGCTCGGCACTGCTTACTCCGCTGTTGCTCTCAAGTTGCGCGAGTGCGCCGCCACCGGTTGCGAATTCCACTCAGGAAACCGCGAAACCGGCTCAGGAAACGCCGAAACCCATAAAAAAATTCTATCTGGGTCTGAATGACCTGCAAAAGTCGTCCATCAAAATGTGCGACGGTGATTTTCGGTGGGCGAATTCCGTTATATCTCGACGCAATAATGGCGATTCGCTGGATGATGTCATCAAGACGCTGGATACCATTAGCGCAGAATCAAAAATCAACGAATGCGTTATGCGCAACATGCGCAGTATTGCTGTGGCCATCTATCAGTCAGAAAACCCAGCGCGGACAGCCGCCGAACTGCGGCGTAACTGCCTGATTGGCTATGGGCTGGGTAAGTGTTTTGAGGGCGTTTGTGCTTGAGTTTTGTTTGTTTGTTTCAATGGGTTCGTTTCAATGCAAGGTGCGCTGTTTCAATGCAAGTTGCGAAAAAACATGGATTGCAACCTGGCGCTGCGCGCGCCGTGCTGGATGGCATCGCGAGTTTCAATGCAAGTTGCGAAAAAACATGGATTGCAACCCGACACCGGCCCGCTGCTGGCGCGCCTGGTTAACCGGTTTCAATGCAAGTTGCGAAAAAACATGGATTGCAACCGTGCCAGCGGGCCGCGGTCATCGGCGGGAGTCCTTGTTTCAATGCAAGTTGCGAAAAAACATGGATTGCAACGTC